ACCATGAAGCCGCTTGGAGAGTAATACTTGAAAAATGTTCTGAAATTGGTTAAAAACAAGGAAAAACGACTGTTTTAAGAGTGAAAAGTTGTAGTATTTGAGAAGCGATTTTCATTTTACCACAGCTTTACCACATTTGCCGAACATACCGCGGTTTTACCCCGGTGGGGGCCAAAAAATGGCGCATTATGTGGATGAAGTTTCCTGTTGACAAAACAGAGAAATCCGCCTATAATGATAATAGAAACAGTAATGTTTCCGGTGTGAGAGCACCGTAAAAAGTTGTGCTGGGAGTGGGACAGGATAAAAACCCACGCCGAATGACATCTTAACTGGGTGTCGCGTCCGGCAGCGGGAATTAACTGCTGTAGTCCATGCGGGGGACTTAATTATTTCCGCACCAATAGACGCTTTAACTGGGCGTCGCGGCTGACAACCAGCAGAAAACTCTCTACTCAAGCAGCTAAGGAGGAATAGCCAACGCTATTCCTCCTTTTCTATGATTATGTTTGTCGAAAGAGGCAGAGATATGGATACGAAAAATATCAAGGACGAACAGATCCGCAAGCAAATCATAACTGCCTCAGAAGTGTATCGGGACAAACTCGCTGGTAGAGTTTTCTTATATGTGTATGGAGAATCTTACTTTGAAGTAGTTTTTCCGACAGATCGCTTCAGGCACTTGACTGGCGTAAATTCTTCTATCAGTGCTCAAGAATTTTATGACAAAGCAAAAAGTTCAATGCTGTCTGCTGGTCAGATCTTCTATGACAGGGAGCATACATACAGAGGTGCGAAGAGAAAACTTCCGTGCTTGACGATGTTGCCCGCACTGACAAATAATGTTGTATGCGTTGTAAAAGATATGAAGACTGTCACCCTTACTTACAAAATCGGTGTAACCAATTTAGATTTTACGATTGGTTTGTCTGAGAATCTTGATTTGGAAGGAAATAAGATAAACGATTGGTTTTTACCCAGAACATTGCGCGTGAAGGATAAAGCGATTGAGAGTAGCGCTGACGCGGAGTTCATTGATTTTATCTTTTCTAAGGATGCTTCTGTGGACAAGTATTCTACAATGACATACGCTGATAAAGATAAAAAGCCTCCATTGGTTATCAAAGATTTTCTTTCTGATGATCTTGTGAAGTATCTATATTGACAAAGTTGCGACTAATCGAATGTTGGTTCTTTTACCAGGGGGTTGGCCTACGGGCTGACTCCCTGTTTTTTTGATAAGAGAATTAAGATAGGGTACAGATTTCCACAACGGATTTCTGTACCCTATCTTTTTTTTGCCAGCGGAGCCACTGGGCAACGCAGGAGCGGCGATTAAATTGTTCGGGGGTAAGTTTTACCTTTAAGATTTGAAGCGCTTAGAGAGGCTGTAAATAGCTTTTACAAAGGTTTGTTAAATCTGGTACATTTGCAGTGTCCATAGGGATCGCTATGCCTCAACCAATAGCTGCTAACCTCAACGGTGCGTCCACAATTCTGGCAGAGGCATTTCCAGCGAGTTTCATTACCTTTGATCCTCTCGTTTTTTACCGGCTCGATTACTTTAAGAAAGCCGAACGTCTGATTTGTAAGGTCATGCTTGATCTGAGATCGGGCGCAACCGCAGGATCTGGTTTTTCCATTGCGGAGACTATCGGAGAGGACAGATACGATGTTTCCGCATTTGCATTCGCAAACCCATTTCGCTTTACCTGGTTTTGAGTTTGGATCTTTCTCTATTACTTTCAACTTGCCAAATGTTTTGCCCCTCAAATCAATGAGGGTGGGAGAGGAAGTATGCCGAAGACAGCCGCATGATTTTGTACTATTGGTTCGTAGCAGATTTGTAGAGGACACGACAACGGTATTGCCGCACTCACACTGGCACAACCACATAGGACGGCCTGGTTTTCTGTCCTCAACCCTTTTTATAACGGTCAGCATATCAAATGTGCGGCCGGTAAGGTCTATCAGCTTTCCCATTGAAATCCTCCTCAAGAGATCTTGATTTTTCCTTCGAGGTTGGAGAACGATTCTTTCTTCTTTTCCTTTGTAGCTTCGGCATAGATGTTCATGGTAGTTTCAATATCGGCATGACCCATGATTTCCTGAATGACTTTGATATTCCGCTCGTTTTCGCAAAACCGCGTACAGAAAGTATGACGCAGATTATGAGCAGAAAAGTGACGAATCAATACAGGATCTCGCCCCTCTTGATCGGCCAGCACCGTTTCATCTTCGATGTAGGCGGCACAAATGCGGTCAATAGCTCGGTTGACACTATGAGGAGAGAGAGGATCGCCGTAGCGGTTTTGGAAGATGAAGCCAGTATACCCATCGACAACGGACTCATTGAACCCGACTATCTTTTGTGTTTCCCATTCTGCCTGCAGAGCGGCTTTGACCTCTGATAGCATAGGCACAATACGGACGCCCGCGCTTGTTTTTGGTGTTACGATATGGAAACGTGCCTTTTCGTCTGCCTCATACTTTCGGTAGACCATATTGTGGTTGATACTGATGATCCCTTCGTCAAAGTCGCAGTCTTCCCAGCGCAGGCCAATGGCTTCACCGATACGGCATCCAGTACCAAGCAAGACAGTGAACAAGGGGAGCCAATGATTATAAACTTTGTGATTTCTCATATAGTCAATAAATGCCGTCTGCTCTGCGATGGTCAGCGCGTGACGCTTTGGCTTCTCCCAGTTGTGGCTCTTTTTGATTTCCGCCATCGCTCCGGTAGCCGGGTTGATACGGATGTAATTATCACGGACGGCCAGAGTAAATATGGGGTGGATGATGGTGTGAATAATTTCCATAGAGTTAGGTTTGAAGCCCTTCTCTTTGATGAGCTTGTTATAGAAAGCCTTGACATCTGAATATTTGATACTGGCTATCTTTTTCTTGCCAATATCGTTTCGCACGTACTTGTTGTACATATAAAGGTAATTGCTACGAGTGGTATCTTTCAGCTCGGGCTTGTTTGCCATATACAACTCGAACAGATCATTGAGCGTAGCTTTGTTTTCGACCGCAGCCTTGATGCCGTCTTCCAGATCGCGGTTGATCTTTCGTTCTTTTTCTCTAAGGCAGAGATCGTCTTTGCAGCCCGGAGGGAGGCGGTCAGTTGGAACCAGCCGTTTGCTATATACGTCATGCCGAACACCATCTGCGTCGGTGTAAGTAAAACGGTAGGTACCGTCTTTCCTTTGGGTTTCGCCGTCTTTTAAGATACGACCTTTGTTGTCTGTTCGTTTTAAGCCAGCCATACTTATCATCCTCCTTTGTTTCGATGGTAAGTCTACAGTTACATAATATCTTGAGGGGTTTCTAAAGTCAAGCGATAAAATCGCTAATAGGTTACTTTGAAAACTGTCTATTGATTTTTGTGCTTTAGCAATTTATAATGATTTAGCAAAGATTGTGAGGTGTTAGTATGGCAATGGCCGAGAAAATCAAAATCGCACTTATCAAGCGTAACATGACTTTGAAAGAATTAGCGTCGCGGCTTAACTGTACTTCTCAAAATCTTAGTGGTAAATTCAGACGTGATAATTTCAGTGAAAAGGAATTAGCAGAGATCGCCAATGCACTGGACTGTCATTTTGAAGGAAGATTTCTCAGAAATGATAATGGCGAAGAAATCTAAAGCTATAAGAGCGTAGGGTTTTCACCTACGCTCTTTTTTTATGCTATCAACAACAAATGGTATCGTTAGCCGCCTCCTTTTCGATACGCTGATTCCAGGCTTCGATAGCAGCATTATTCAAAGTCTGGACAGGTCGATCATACCACCCTGCGTACATAGAGACTGTCGGGCCTCTCGTGTGGCATTTGTTGCAACGAACTGTAACGACGACCAGCTTATCGCATCTCCCTGTTTCGGGGTTCCACTTCGTATTACTGCTTGCTTTCTGATCGACTTTCAGCTTTGTGCTGCCGCAAAATGGGCAAGGTAATGGCTTTAAGTTTAATTCGGGCATCGGTATCCTCCTCTTCGGACTCGTATCTTGGG